CTACGCACGTCCAACCAGGTGCTTCGCACTCCTGTACTTAAGACCGTTTTTACCAAGTCCCATATACAGAAAGGTGTTCACCGTCTTCGTGTTTATCCCCATTTCACGGGCAAGATGGCAGGGCTTTGACTCCCGGTACACGTATCCAAACATCACCACCATCTCGGACATCGTTAGAGGTCGCGCATACGTATTATGTACCCACTCACCATTCCGGATTTTCCTGTACGTCTCCAGGCGCCCCGTAACATCTTCCGCATCAATCTGAAGATAACGGCGTCCCTGAAACATGCAGCACATCAGCCTGCCAAGGAGGGCATCACAGATTATCACCCATGACTCATCATGTGCCGGTACACTCTTCCTGTTCTCTGGTGTAAAAAACTCCCTCGCCAGTATTATCCTGTACCCCTCAAGCATCTGCTGCAGGCCATACTCCAGATAACGGTTGCGGGTCGCCAGAATCACTTTCATCGCTGTCACCTGTTTCATGCTCACATGAGAAAAAACGGCAGGCAAAACTCCACGCCTGCCGTCATGCTTCATGTCACTGTCAGCAATTAAAACTCAAAGTTCACACCTACGTTGTAGGACACATCGCCATCACTCGCTGCCACACCTGCTTTCGCTGCTGTCTGCTCATTGAAACGGTAACCAACACCCACGGCAACAGCCTGTTTATCACTGTACCCCCCCAGGGCAGCAGTGGCGTTGAATTTCCCCACACTGTACGGCTGGAAAAGCCCCGCCAGCGCTGCACTCTGTGCTGCTGCACGCTTCATCTCTTCGTGATTCTCACGAATTTGACGCTGCTGGCTGTTCAGGCGTGCATTATGTTCCTGCAACTGGCGAGTATTGGACTGAATAGCCTGTGTATTTTTAGTAACCCGGCGGTCAACGCTACCAACTGCAGCATCAATACGGTCTGTTCTGCCGGACAGAGCAACGAGACCGTCATTAACAGCAATCGTTTTTGTAGCGCCATCAGCGCTGGTCAGGGTTCCGTCCGCATTCACACCAACGGTGGTTCGGGAATCAATTTTATTCGTATTCGCAGCCGTTGCTGCATCAATGATATCTGTGCGGGATGAAAGCTCAGACAGTCCTTTCTTCTGGATCGCCAGCCCTTCTTTCTGTTCTTCCACATCTTTCGCTATAGTGACAACGCCGTCATTGATACGTAACGGCGTTACAATATCTGTCTCATTCAGAGTTAGCTTACCGTTTTTATCTAGGCCAATTGCGCTATTTGCAGCCTCTGTAGCCAGATAAGTCTGCAAAGACACGCGTTCTTTAATACTCTCTGCACTAGTTGCCACTCGCCCATATTCATCCAGACCAACATTAGTTTTCATTTCAGAGATCGCAGCAATTCTGCCAAAAAGATTCCGAATATCAGCATCAGATACAAGGTCTGTTTGAGTACCCTCTTTCTTTCCAAGAGTGTTTTCTTTATCCTGCTTGACCAGTGAATTCATTAGGTTATGAAACTCCCGGTCATACACACGATATGTACTAGTGCCATCCTTGGTAGTAACTTCTACAGTCCCATCTTTATTAATTTTTGATAATCCTTGTACAATATCTCCATCTTTAATCCCCTCAACACCGCTAGGTACTTTTTTCCATTTAACATAAGCGGTATCAGAATCACTATTATAAACAATGGTGTAAGTACTTCCGTGTTTACCTAACACATCCAAGGCGCTGTAGCTATATTCATTTGCACGTGTAAAAGAACTAACACTCAACAGACCTACAACCAGAGAAGATGACAGAAGTGTCTTTGTGATTTTTTTACTCATTATGGATATCCTGTTAAATTATCTGTATACAAATCAGCCTCAACACCTCATACTCATAAAGAAATATGATTAATTACGGCTTCATTCAGGATATTCCAAAAATAAATCCCAAAATTAATTTAATAATTTAGGATTTATCTTACATTATTCTTGGTGTAGTCACTCAGAACCACGACTACACCACCGGAACAGGCATCAGAAAAAACTCACTCTCATCCGGCATGCTGTGTCACATCTGCTTACACTGTAATTTATGAGAAAAATCTCAATAGCAGTAAAAAGTAACTGTTCAGTTAAAGTGTAATATTTACCTAAGTAACTTTTCCTGTGTATTACCGTGAAGGAGCATAATTGGTTATTGGGCGTTCTCCTTCCATAAAAATACGCAGTGTCCTCCTTTCCAGATTACGGATCACCCCAGCCAACCCTGTATGCCAGTATCTCATCCGCACTGGTCAGCTTTTCCAGCTCTTTCTTCATGGTGCGCTGGCGAACGTGGATTTCCATCCCTTTGGTGAACATCGCCTGCTCTGCCGCTTCACTCAGCGCAATAAGCTCTTCTGCTGTCACCGGCACATCATTGTTTTCCGCATCCGTCCAGAAAAACGCCTCCGGAAGTTTCCCCGCTTTCGCTGCAGCCACCGACGGCTCAAGACGCGTCTGCGTTGACTTCCCGTAGTCCCATTTACGCCCATTGTGCTCAAACGTGTAGTTCGCCGCTTCCATCGCATTACGCCACGCGTTTATTTCATCGCCCTTCATCCCTCGCGCTTTCTCCGCGGTCAGCAGGTCCGTGATTTTCTCCCCGTCAAAACCCCAGCGCCCGCTCAGGTCAATTTTCCGGTTCTCCGGGGTATCCGGCACTTCTGCCACACTCTGGTTCACCGGCCACAGTAACGCAGTGTCCTTACCGTATCCCGTAATCACACCCCGGCTGTCATACACCACCTTCAGCGTCTCCGGCGAAAACAACGCCTGACACTCATACCAGTCCTGACCATCCTCAGACTTCAGGTACATCGCGCCTGCAACATCCGGCTCCGCCGGGGTGTAATACGAAAAATTTCTGATATGCATCATGTTTCCGTGCCCTCCTCCGATACCGGCACCCAGACCGGCATTTTTTCCGCACCGACGCCCCGCTTCATACCTGCCGGTGCAGCATCCGCTGCAAAGACTTTATACACCACATAATCCACCACAATACCGTCTTCCGGCCAGCGCCCTGCTGCCTCATAAACCGGCCGCAGGGACAGGGGATAAAACATATTCTCTGACGGTGAAAAAACATACTGTTCCATACAATGCCCTCAGTATCCGATCGCTTCCCATGAAAACTTGCCGTAGCATCCCCTGACTGTTATCAGAGTCACAGACACTAATGACGGATTCGACAGGGTATACATCTTAATGACGTTGGGGTCTCCCACTGCAGACACCTGAGCATTCAGAGCAGCAACCGGAAAAGCGACAGGAAAACGGATAGAGTGTTGTGTCATAAGCTTACCATCATCCTCACTTACCTCAATACTGCCCCATTGCCGCAAACGACCGGTTACTTCATCACGCTCCCAGCCATTTACTGTCAGGCTTGCTGTTGTGGGCTTGTTTTTTGTGCTGTAATCCACCCGCCAGTGAAAACGTTGTGTGTCTCCGTAAACTGTACAGGTACAGACCGTGCCGTTCAGAAAACCATCGCCACCGTATTCGCCGATGGTGACCCGGACTATGGCTGCGTTATACGTCCCCATCACCTCAATGGCGCAGCCTCCCAGATTGAGTTTTCCCGGTCCGACATCCGTGATGACCTTATTAAATTCCGCAAGCAGTGATGCCTTCATCATCCAGTAAGGCTGGTCAAATGCCCCCTTTTCTTTCAGCCAGGCCACAAACTCACTCGTGGTCCATTCACCGGTCTCCGTATGAATGTCCCGCCCGTATACTCTGGCTGCTCCCACGGTGTTCAGAAACTTCACCTTATCCGGGATATCGTCACCGTTTTTCGCTTTCTCCAGGCATCCGTCCGCTTTGTCCATTGCCGCTTTCACCGCTTTCGGGGTGGCTGCCTTCGTTTCATCATCACTGTCCGTTGCGCTGCTTAACTGCACAATTCCCTTCTGTGCCGTCGTCGCATCCGGCCCTCCCGGCTCGCCTTTTTCGCCCTTCTCTCCCCGTTCACCTTTCACACCCTGAAGCCCCTGTGGTCCTGTCTCACCACGCTCACCCTTTGGCCCCCGCTCGCCGGTATCGCCTTTTGGCCCGGGAATACCCTGCGGCCCGGTGTCCCCCTTATCCCCCTTCGGTCCCCGCGCATTCTCTGCCCGTTTTTTTGCCTCCTCCGCACTCGCCGCTGACGCTTCCGCACGTTTCAGGATTTCCGCTGCCACCGCTTCCAGCTCTGCAAGGGCTTTCGGGTAATACTGTGCGTCTTCCAGGTCCATCAGAAATTTATTCAGCGTTCCCGGTGCAGAATCCGCCTTCACCAGAATGTCACCCACATATGACGGCGCGTACCCTTCCGTGTTCAGCGTCACCCGGTACAACCCCGGCTCAACATCCATACTGTAACTGCCGGTTTCCCCCGGCTGACCATACGCCACCGTGGTGACAATCACCGTCTCCGTTGTGCGGCGCGCTTTCAGCTCTATCGTGCATCCCGGTACCGCTTTTCCCGTACCATCCTTCAGCACACCCGATATTCTGACTGTCATGGATTTCCCCCATAAAAAAACCGCAGTACCGGTTTCCCGGCCTGCGGTAAAATTTGTGGTTTGTTGGTGTTAAAACGGTGCCATCCGGCTGACCACCCTCAGCAACCGGTCGGCGGGGGATATTCTCCCCCGCCACGGTTTCTTACTGCTTACACTGTAAGAACGCCGCAATCTCCGCGCCCGCTATCCGGAACCGGAACTCGCACAGTGAAGTGTGGGTGATCCAGATAATGAGCACTACCGTGATACAAATCACGGTGGTTTTTAACGGTTTTTGCGACATAAACGCTTGCTCCTTTTACGGAGAGGCGCTAACCTTCAATTTGCTGAAGATCGAAAGTCAGGCCTCGGGTTAAACATGAATGTTTGTCCGGGGCCTTTTCACATCCGGCCTTCAGGTGTTCCCTCCGGCCATCAGCCAAAGGCACCCGCGCATACTGTACGGTTTTTGTCTCCTTCCGGCAATCCCGGGGCGCGATGTTCAGCGGATGCTGATCCCCGCGCTGTTTTTCTTCACCACTATCGCCTGAAGGTTACTGATACGTGAACTGCCAAAACTCCCGTTCTGACGTCGTGAACTTACGGTAAAACTCAGGGTGATATGACCATGACCGGCTGGCATATCGATGATCCCGCTGAAAATTCCCGGCTCTGTCACTGACCTGCCGGAATAAATCCGGCGTCCGTTCTGATCAACATGCAGGAAGCACTCTGTCCAGATGTCATTACTGGTACGGGATTCCTGTTTTGACCCGACATAGATTATCGGCGGGATTATAATCTGCCGGTCAAAGCTGTGATCGTCATACACCGTCAGCGTTCGTGTACCGTTCGCAAGGTAACTACCATCCACCGGAAAAGCCACCCCTGCACATTTCACAAGATCACCAATAATGTTCTCCGCTTTCAGCGTGCCATTTATCGTACAGTTCTCCGCTATCACGACATTATTGAGCGTGCCCGAGTTCGCACTGATATGTCCGCTGATGTCCGCATTGCGGGCCGTCAGCCTGCCCTCCGGCGTCAGGGAGAACGTCGGGGGATTGCCGGACGAGGTGATGCTCACCGCAAACAGTCGCTTCAGGAACACATCGTTCATGAACAGCTGATTCCCCTGCGCCACAAACAGCGGCGTGGTGTTGCCGTTCTCCGGGTTAATCATCGCGATACGGTCCGCCTGCAGCAGTATATTGCTCAGGGGCTGGCCATCAGCATCCTCAATCCCCGCACCAATACCGGCAACATACGGAATGCCGTTTTTTGTTTTCTGCACCTTCAGCATGTACAGCGCAGCCAGGTCGTTATTTGTGTCTGTCTGCACCCGCTGTATCTGCTGTATGGTGGCGCTCTGGTCTTCCAGGGTTTTACTGACCGTCTGCGTGATTTCATTGCGGGTTTCTGTGATGGTGGTCTTCATCTCCGCCATCTCATCATCAAGCTGGCTGTTATCAATCAGCTCCCACATCCCCTGTGCCAGATGTGTCTTCCCGATTTCTCCTCTGAAAAAGTCCAGATACCCTTCCGCATCATTGCTCGCCCGGCCACTGGCTTCCACAAACGCAGATTTCCCCACCAGGTTGACGCTGCGCACATAAAACCAGAAATCCTTCCCCGGCTTAACGTGCGGGCCGGAGACACTCCACTGACTGCCTGTCCCCAGATAACGGGCAGAGGTTTCCACCTGTGCCGTGTCCGTGATGCGTTTTTCTGAGAACCAGAATTCATACTGTACCGTCGGGTCATACACCGCCAGCACCGGTACTGCTGTTATCTGATAATACCCCGGCGTCAGCTCAATGCTGGCCGGTGCTGCAGGCGCATTAATCCGGAATGTGGTGGTGGCAGGTTCGCCCTGCTGGCCGTAGCTGTTTATCGCCCTGACCGTCAGGGTGTATTCCCCGGGCGGCAGGCCTCTGAAACGGTGCTCCGTGTCGGCAGTGATGGCGCTGGTCACCAGGCGGCTGTTTTCACCGTTTCCGCTGGTCAGGCGCAGACTGAAGCGCACGCCCTTCACCACCCGCGGCGTGTCCCATTTCGCCAGCGCCAGATACTGGCCGTCTGAGGCACTCACCTCCACCGTGAGGTGCTGCACTGCCGGCGGGATGACGCTGTTCAGTGAACCGGACAGCGGCTCAAAGCGGGCCCCGTTATCCACGATGGCTTCTTTTTCCGGTACGTGCTGCACTGCCGTGATGGCAAAGGTGCCGTCCGTGTTTTCCCGGATGGAAACACAGCGGAACAGGCGACGACGCAGTGACGGCAGGGAGAGTCCCCACACACCGTATGTCTCCACGCCATCCGGCAGGACGCTGACCTGTATCCGGTCCGGGGCGGGGTGTGCAGTGATGTCCACGCGCACCGGCTTACCGCTGCCGTTAATCAGGTTCACCGTCGATGTCCCTGCTTCCGGCAGTGTCACCTCACGGTCCAGCGTCAGGGTACGGCTGGCGGCATCGATGGACAGGATGCGTCCGCCGGTCAGGGTCCCGGCGTAGTCGTTATCACAGATTTCAATGATGTCACCGGGCGTGTGACGCAGCCCCTGTGACCCGAGCGTGAAATCCACCGTCTGCGTTTCCAGCAGTTCTGTCTTTATCACCCACAGTCCGGCACGGTGGGCCTGACCGCGGCTGGTACAGCCGAACGCATCCATCTTCAGCAGGTTGCGTCCGTAGCGCAGTATGGCTTCAGGGTCTTCCACCAGTTCCGTGGAGGTCTGCCAGCCGTTCTGCGGGTCGGTGTAATTCACCTCCACCGCCGTGTGCCGGTCCTTCAGGGCACTGAAGCTGTAGCGGAACCCCACGCCGTTATCATCCACCACCACATCGCTGTTGGTGTAGGGCCATACCACATCCGACGGACGGTCCTGAACGAACGTCAGCGTCTGACCGTTCCATACCGGCATACAGCGCATCGCCGAGCAGAAATCCCCCAGGACATCCCACACCTTACGCTGCTGTGACAGGTACGCATTGAAAGTCATCCGCGGCTCTGTTCCCCCGAAACCATCCGGGACCGTCTGGTCACAGTACTGCCCGATGGCATACAGTGCCCACTTGTCCACGTCCGCGGCCCCCAGGCGTTTTCCCATGCCGTAGCGCGGGTGGGTCAGCATGTCCCACAGGCACCAGGCCGGGTTATTGCTGTATGCCGGTTTCAGACTCCCGTCCCAGATACCGCTGTAGGTGCGTTTTTCCGGGTCATAGTTTGACGGCACCTGAATGATGCGGCCACGGATATGGTAGTTCACCGTCAGCTGCTGGCCACCAAACTGCTCCGCATCCACCTGCAGCCCCACAATCGCCGTGTTCGGGTAGCACTGTTTCACATCGATGATTTCGGTGTATGACGACCACAGCGTTCTGTTCTGCAGCTGGTCCGTGGTGCTGTCCGCCGTCACCCTGACCATCCGGATGTTAAAGGGGCGCTCAGGGAGATTATTCAGAATCACCGACGTCAGGTACTGCGAGGTGGTCTTGCCGTTAATGGTGACATCCTTCTCCGTCACCCAGTTACCGTTACGCTCAAGCTGAATCAGCAGCCGGACAGAAGAGGGATTACGGTCACCCTTTGAGGTGGTCTCCACCAGTGACTGCACCCCGAAGGTGACCCGCAGACGGTCAATGTTCGCTGACGTGATGGTGCGCGTCACCGGCTTTGCCTTCGTCACCTCCACGCCCAGTGCGGTTTCTGCCCCGGAGGACTCAAAGCCTTCCGGCGGTGTCTGCTCCTGCTCCCCGGCACGCCAGACGGCGGTCACACCGTGTATCACGGGATTACCGTCCGTGTCCGTCAGCGGGGTTTTGTTCACCAGAATACTCTGCAGTCCCTTCACCGGACCTTCCACCGGTCCCTCACCAATGGCATCAATCACGCTCATCATCTGCGTGGATTTGAGATTGTCCTTCGCCTCACGCGGTGTGTGCCCCTTGCCGCCCCCTTTACCCACTCTGTCCCCCTCTCCTGTCTGATGTCTGAATCTGTTTATGCCAGAAAACAACAGGCACCCCGGAGGGTGCCTGTGTCATGACAGAATAAAATTTCTGAAATTCTTCACATTTCCGGCAATTGCCTGTAGCCGCAATAATGACGCTGCGTTACTTTTTTGATGCCTGAAAAATAACTCCATAAAGTTAATCTTCATCGTTCTCTCCCGCAGCTCCGCTAACTCTGCGGGATTTTTTTATTTTCATCCCCGCCCGATAACCACCACTTTCCCGTCACCGCCCTCATCACGGGTGCTGATGTCCTGGGATATCCGTCGTGAACCAACCAGCATTTCACCGTAAGGCACCGGCATCGGGTTACCCTGGGCAATCATGTTGTCCAGTGACGAAAAATACGTGTTCTGTTTACCGTTATCCGTACTTTTGTACTCCGGCGTCTTTGCCTTCGGGGCCAGCATCTGAGCCACACCACCCAGTATCATGCTGGCACCCAGTGAGAACAGCATCGTGGTGGCAGTCAGCCCTCCGGCACTCAGGGCTGCGCCCCACAACGCCATCGTTGCACCGGCGGTGAAGAAAGAGCCCACGATGGCTGCAGCCCCCAGCACCACCTGAAAAACACCATTTCCCCCGGCCCCTGCCAGCCTCGGTACAATATGAATCACGGCCCTCCCGCTCAGCGGTTCATGAAGACGGGCATACACCGCCTCCGGTGCGGTATCCTCACCGGCAATACGTATCTGGTACCAGCCTTCGTTCATCTGACAGCGGAATCCCGGCACCTGCTGCGACAGGGCACGGATGGCCTCCGCTGCCGTGTTCACATACAGGCTGATGCGGCGACCAAATCGTTGTAAATCCCCGTGAAGGCAGATGCGGACCAGTGGCGGTGACGCCAGACAGAATGCGTTCGTCGTTGCCATTTCTCTGAATACCTCTCCCGTTTACTCAGTTGTTCAGGTATATGGTGAAGCAGCTCACCGTTGCCACAGTAAATGGCGGCATGATTCGGCACCGATGCGCCAAAGCAGCACAGCAGGATATCGCCTGCCTGTGCACAGGACGGAGACACCCGGTAAAAGCCGTTGTCCGCCAGGTTGTCCAGGTACAGGTTCTGACCGTTGCGCCACCAGTCATCCTCACGCACAAAATCCGGCAGCGTTATCCCCGCCAGATGGTATGCATCCCGGAACAGGGTGTAACAGTCCGTCACACCCTGTTCAAAGCGCCGTCCGGTCAGATGCGGCACACAGCGGAAGCGGTGAATTTCACCCCGACAGACCAGCCACCAGGGCAGGGCACTCTTTATCTGCAGCCGCCGGTCCGCCTCGCTCAGCCAGGGCAGACCACCGGGATGACTGTGGACCAGCGCCACAATCTCCCCCTGCATCTGTGCCTGCAGCCAGTCTTCCGGTGCAATACGAAAATACGCCTCCGGCTCTGCGGAGATATTCACGCAGGGCTGGTACCGTTCGCCCTCCGGGGTGCTTATCACGAAGCCGCACGACTCCGCTGGCGCACACCGCCGGGCATGCGCCAGAATCGCTGATTCAGTCTGTGTCATAAACCGGGATTTACTGCGAAAGTTTATTAATGGAAAGGAAACCGCCGAAATTAGCCACCATGCCGCGCATCTCACACCCGCGCATGCATTTACTGCATCTGTCCTTCCGGATATCCGTGGTGGGGTTGTCGAACTCATCCGCCACTACCGGACCGTTATACCCGCATTCATCGCCCCGGTAATCCCACATACAGGTGTTCGCCAGCATGATGCGACCGGGAAACAGCGCACCGTCCGTCTCCGTCGGTGTCGCCAGCACAAACGAGGCCGTCATGGCCGTCAGCGCTGATAACTGCTCCACCACCCACCGGTCCGTCAGCTCCTGCTCCGGGTCTGCCTCAGGATTGCCTGCCACAAAATTCACCGCATCCAGAAAACGCGCATAAACCCGGTGGCGGACCACCGTGGCACCCACCAGGCTCTGCAAATCCTCCGCCATCCCTGTGACCAGCCCGAACAGATTGGACACCGTCAGCGACGGGCGGGCACTGCTGCCCTTTCCGTTCATCTCAAAGCCGCTGCCCTCAATCGGGTACGCCTGATATTCACGCCCCTGCCAGGTCACCGGCTCCCCTTTTTCATTCAGCTCATTGCAGAAAAAATACCGCTCACCGCCCTGCACCGTCAGGTCGATTTCCCAGAGCACCACCCGCGGTGACTGCTCTGATTTAACCGACTCGTTCAGGCTTTCTTCGTGAATATCCTGCATCAGTTCACCACCTGCTTAAACTCCGCGCTGAACTCAACGCGCAACATCCCGACCCGCGCAGACCACCCGGCACAGGTCACCTTTATCTGCCGGTATGCATAGGGTGGCTTCCACAAAAATGCCTTCCAGCCCCCGTGCTCTGCCAGGAACGCTTCCAGATGCCGGGCCTCCTCCCGGGTCACGGAAAGCGTCACCCTGTATGTTTTCAGGTCAGCATTCAGCCCTGCCGCCATACGCTGTGAGTACCCGTCACCAAAACGCACTTCACGCACCGACGGCTGCGAGTTCACCTCCATATCCGGCTTCACTTTCCAGCGAAAGGTTTTCATCGCCCGCTCCCTGATAACATACCGCCATCACGCAACTGCAGCCGGAGTTCATCCTGCGCCCCCTTGCGGGCCATGTCATACACCGCCTTCATCAGCTGCGGCCCCGCCTGTCCGTTGATACCGTCGTTCTGAATCACCACGTGATTGTTCTGATTAAAATTAATACCTTCCGCCCGCCGCATCTGCGCCGGACTTCCGGCACCACCCACATAACCACCTTCCGCATAGCCGCGCATCAGACGGTAAAGATTCCCCACACCTATCCGGCTGGTTGCCTCTTTCGTGAAAACAAACTCCCCGCGGTGAACTATCCCCGCAGGCTCATATTTGCCGCCCGTGCCCGTAAATCCGCCGGTCGCAAAATGAAAGTTCGCCGCAGCGGCCTGAATGGCTGTACCGCCTGACGCGGATGCGCCGCCACCAACAGCCCCGCCAATGGCGCTGCCGATACTCCCGACAATCCCCACCATTGCCTGCTTAAGCAGAATTTCTGTCATCATGGACAGCACGGAACGGGTGAAGCTGCGCCAGTTCTGCTCACTGCCGGTCAGCATCGCCGCCATATTCTGTGCAATACCATCAAAGGTCTGCGTGGCTGCACTTTTTACCTGCGACATACTGTCCGTGGCGCTCTCTTCCCACTCACTCCAGCCGGACTTCAGGCCTGCCATCCAGTTCCCGCGAAGCTGGTCTTCAGCCGCCCAGGTCTTTTTCTGCTCTGACATGACGTTATTCAGCGCCAGCGGATTATCGCCGTACACGTCACGAAGACGCTGCTCTTCAGACTCCCGCTGTGCCTGACGGTCAGTGAGACCACGGGCTTTTGCGCTGATGGCGGCCTGCTTCGCGCTCTGCTGCTCTTCAAACCGCACCGCCTGCTGTGCCAGCTCATTCAGCCGTTTCTGGTATTCAACCTTGTCGCCCAGCTCAGCCAGCTGACGTTTGTACTCCAGCGTCTCTTTCTCATGGGCCAGCAGGGATTTTTCCTGCCCGGATAACTGTCGTTTCGTGGCAGCCTCTTTCAGGACCGCATACTGACTTTCCGCCTTCCATAAATCACGGCGCTGCCGACTGATTCTCTCATTCGCACCGCTGTGTTTTTCCAGCGTCCTGAGCTCAGCTTCAAGGGCAAGCAGAGCCTCTCTTGCCTGCTCCTCTTCCCTCTCCCCGGCAGAGCGCGTTTTCGGTGATGTATGCTTTTTACCTGTCAGCTCTTCAGCCAGACGGCTGACGGCTTCCTGCTGCCCCGGACCTTTGCTGACGCCTGTTGCACGCGAACGGTTGATGTACCCCATTTCCCCCTGGCGTATACGCGCATCCCGTTCCGCAATGGATTTTCTCAGCGCCAGTTCATCGCGTTTTGTCTTCTCAATAAATACGCGGTTCTCTTCTGCCAGTTCACCAAACAACGCACCAACGCCGGGCACATTCTTTGTCGTTTCCCAGGCTGACTGAATAAATTCAGCCAGCGCCAGATCCCCCTGCACAAGCAGCAGCTTCACCTGTTCAACGGTTCCTGCCACCACGTCAGTGATCAGACTGAGTGCCCCCAGTGTATGATCACCTATCCATGCCCATGCGTCAGAAGTCCAGGTTTTAACATCGTCCCAGATTTTTTCCACCGGCGTGGCCGCTTTATCAAGTTGCTCCAGACGTGCATTCATGACATCCGCAAACAGGGACATCGCCTCCGTTACCGCAGCCTGTTTACCTTTCGTGCGCTCAAGCTCATCAATATGGCGTAACTGGGAAACGCTCAGGAAGTTATACTGCTGATTCAGGGAGGCCAGCGCCTTCACCGGATCAGCTGCAATCCCTTCAAAGGCTTTTTCCACCTTCCCGGCATCGTCCCCCACCGTCTGCAGCCATCTCTGAGAGGTTTCCCCCATGATCCGTAGCTGCCCGGCGGTATATTTCCCGCTTTCTGCCAGACGGGCCAGATTTTCTGCCGCCTGTCTGATACCACCACCGGCTTCATCGCTGATCACCCCGGCCATTTTCCACAATTCTGCCGTTGTGGTGGCAGCCGCCCCTCCGGTCAGGGTCAGTGAACGCAACAAGGCCCGGTCAGCCTGCTCTGCCTGCCAGGCAGCGGCAGCAAGCGCGGCCAGTACGGCAACCCCGCCACCTGCCGCCACACGGGCCACCGACATAAATCGTCCCAGTTCACCGGCATTCCGGGCATTTTCAGCCAGTGCATTTGCCGTATCTGACAGCGAATCCTCTGATGATTCAGAGGCATCCCTGATCCCGAGAAGTTCCTCCTTCAGCAGGGTAAGCAGGCTGAGCGGTCCACCGAATGAATCGCTGATCTGCCCCCCCTGCTGCAGCATGATAAGGAAGGGATTCTGACCACCGGCAAGCTGAGTGACAATATCCGTGAACTGTGCGGGCAGTGTGCGCATGGCAGCCTTATACTGTCCGACTGATATCCCGGCTTTTTGTGCAGCCAGCGCCTGTCGGCTCAGACTCTGCTCAGCAGCATCAGCCTGTTTTCTGAAAGACTGACTGACTTTCCCGGACATCAAATCAGCAAGCGCACTGGTTTCACCCAGCTCTTTTTTTACCCGCGCTGCCTCTTCAGAAAAACGGGCAGAATCCAGTGTCAGCACGGCTGTCAGATCGGCAAAATTACCTGCCATCGTGGTCACCTCCTGAAATGTCCTCTGATGCCATCAATAACTGTCACAACCTCCTTCCCTCCTCCCCGAAACGGACTCCACCGGCGAGGCCCGCCGCCTTCTGCATCAGTACATCATTTTCGTCCGGCGTCTCCGCCTGCCCTTCCTCTGCCTCCGGAGCGAACAGGCTGAAATCCGCCGGATGCATATCCGGATCGCAAAAAAACAGGCTGAGTACGGCGTACGTCAGCCCGGAAAAATGCATATCCAGCTGGGTATCCTGAAAATAATGCGTGCAGTAAAAACGTCGCCAGTCGGCATATTCGGTGGATGTCATCCCGGCAAGCATGGCGCGCCAGTCGGCTCTCCCCATCTCACGCGCCAGTTTCAGGACAAAGTTCAGCTCGCCTTCGAATGCTTTTTTGATGTTACCGGCTCAGTCGCTTCTGCTTTCCCGGTTGGTTCAGGATCGGCATCGTGCCGGTTATCCAGCATACCTGAAAGATAAAGCACCCGGTTCGTTGCCTGATTCAGTGCATCAGCAGGCCATCCCAGCATCACTTCACGGCGGATCTGCTGCATCTCTGTCTCCGGAGAGGCCAGAGTGCCTTTGAGGGAATGGGAATGCCATAGCGACATCGCCACAAGCAGGGATGCCGTTTCCAGATATCGCTGGTTAATGTGCACGGCATCATGCTCCGTTGTCTCCTGTTGTGCTGCGTCTGAAACAAACTTCATATAATCAAACCGCTGCAGCGCAGACAGCTCCGACAGCGTGACGGACACCCCGTTATATTCAAATTGTTCTGTTTTCAGAAACATGCTTTATCTCCCCCCTCAGCCCGCAGCGCCATCCGTGACGGTGATCTCCGCCACCGCCGCAAACTCACCATTGCCGGAGACAACAGGGATCTGCGCTTTACCTGCCGCAACACCTTTCACGGTGATCGTGTTCCCTTTCACGGTAATGGTGGCGAAATTCTGATTCGCTGAGGTTGCGCGGAACGTTTTATCCGTTGCGCCTTCCGGCTGAACGGCCACGGTCAGGGTGATATTCTGACCTTTTGCCACATTCCCCGTTAGTGGCGTCACGGTAATACCGGTGACCGGTGTGATTTCTCCCCGATCCTCAGCCAGCGACGGACGACCGATATTGGTGATTTTCACAGTGCGGGTGATCACTTCTTTGGCGGTCACGGATTTACCAATGGCGCTCACCCAGCCACGGAACACATCCACCGTGCCGTTCGGGAAGCGGATTTTGTAGGCCCGGGTCTCGCTGCTGTCAAACCAGGCAATCAAATCACGCTGCCCTTTCTCGCCGGGCTTCCAGGCCAGCGTAAAACTGGTGTCACCGGCAGATTTCTGCCCCTGCCCGGTGGATACCCAGTCAGCATCCTCATCATCCAGATAGTTATCGTCGTAGGATTCCGCCGTCATCTCGCCGGGGGTCAGATCCTTTATTTTTGCCAGGCGCGTCCAGTCATCATCTGACAGCGGGTTTGCCCAGGCATCGCCATTTCCGGTATAAACCCAGAGCGTGGTGCCGGAACCTTTTACCGGCGCAAGGGGATTAGGGAGCGTCATAACGTCCTCACATCTGGTAAGTAATATTCCACTGGAGATCAGCCGATCCCCACATCATATATTCGTCATCCCGGCGATAGTCATACCCCTGAAGATTCATCTTCAGCAGTAATGCACTGAGCCCGGGAACTGCCTCCAGCGCAGGAAGAATTTTTTCTTCCATCCACATATCCAGTGCCGAGTCCGGTTCTTTTGCCCTGAGAAAAACCTCAATATGCAGTGTCGCCTCCCAGGTCCCCTCGTCAACAAACTCCTCCGTCGCAGAAGCATCTGTCAGATAAACCGCCACCGCAGGCAGTTCCTGTTCATCAATAAATACCGGGCGGCCGTCAAACCAGTTCACCCGCTCAGAAATATTTTCTTTCAGGGCAGACAGAACTGCCGCCCGTATTTCACGGTGTTTCATACACCCTCCCTGTCATTTTCGTTTCAGCACCAGGCGTAACTGATGCGCCATGGCCGTCATCATCTGCGCCGGTAATTTTTCCCGGTACATCCGGTCCCGTTCACGTTCAAAGGTTTCTGCCAGCGGTCCGGCAGTCGGAATCTTCACCACTTCGATCGGCAGACGGTGGCGTTTCGGCCTCCCTTTGCTGTCCGCGCCGGTGGACGATGATGCCCACGGCATACGCTGCATCACATGCCAGCGTCCGTTAGCCAGCCGGGTGATAAAGGCGTCCGGGATCCGTATTTTCCCCACAATCAGCACACTGCCGCCCCCTTTCAGGGCCGCACGCTGTCCTTTCTTTCTCCGTTTTCTGCGGGAAAGTCGAACGCGGGCCTCCCCCAGTTTGATGGCGGGCAGGTTGCCGGTATTGATGTAAACCTTTGCGTAAACCTTATCCGGTCGTGCCGGACTTAACCGGATGCGGGCACGGATAAGACGACGGGGAACGGCCAGATCCCTGGCAACTGAAGAGGCCGTTTTCGCAATAATAGCCCCCGCCACGCGGTTCAGTGTCGTGGCAGAGGCCCGGGGAACGGCACGGCGATCAATTGCATCCAGATTTTTCATGGCCTGCGCCAGACCTTTTATTGCCATACTCATTCCTGTTCGACAAAAATCCGGGGTTTACCGTTGTACGTGTCATAACGGGTCACCGTCAGTGTGCGCCCCGCAAACACAACAACATCATGACGGGCCGGACGGTACCGGGCTGAAAACACCACCAGTGACAACTGGCTGCCCGAAAGCGCCCCCATCTCCGCGGACTCTTCCTCCGGCATCACGTCATACACCACGCCGTTAATCTCCGCCTGTTTGCCCATCACCCGAACGGTCGCCCCGTCCATCCGGCAACACATTCGCGTAAACAGATCAGACATTGATTTTTACCGCCACAGTGGCGCTGTTTGCAGGAGCATTTTCCCAGGCTACCCCCGCAGCCACCGCACCGTCTGCAGCCAGCTGCACAACCCCGTCCTTCAGATAAACCACCGCGCCGGACTGAATATCGTCAGCAGACTGTTTGGGCAGCAGGAACACGCCTTCGGCAAAACCGTCACCGGCATCACCGGCAGGAATATCGGTAATGGCCACTGCCACCATACTGCCGACCACCACCGCAGCACCGCTCAGGATGGTCTGATCTCCGGCATTCACCAGTTCAATGGTGGTGCCGTCCTGTACAAAATTTTTCGCCATAATGCTGTTTCTCCGGACAGCCCCTGTGGGGCTGTTTTTCAGGCATAAAAAAAGCCCTTTCGGGCAGTGATTGTGATAACGCGGTTATCAGGCCACCGACGAACGCACCAGACCGCGCCAGTCAAGTGGTGCCACACCGGCATCAATACGAATTTTTGTGGCAATGCCGTCAGTGGTGAAACCTTCCTGTTGATCAATGTATGGCGTGTCCACACCATCCAGCCAGGCCACTTCAATGGTGTCAGTGCCCTGTGCCGCCGCCAGATACCAGGTTTTCGGATCTGCCGCATCAAGACGCGCTTCCGCAATCACCTCAGCAAAATTCTGGATGGGGTTAATAACACCGGCGTTTGCATCCGCCCCTTTCACACTGGCCGATTTGATGGTCTGGTTCGCCACCGTCTCCAGTGCCACCGGTACCAGCATAAAGGCCGGACGGATATTCAGGGCGCGCTCGCCTTCTTTCTGCAGGCGCATCATCTGACGGGCCGCATCCAGTCCGGAAACGGAAATCCCGCCGGTGGCAATATTTTTGTGATCGGCATGGAACAGCGCCTTACCGTCGGACAGTTTCGGGTTATCCGTCAGCACCTTGTAAACCAGGTCACCAATCGTTGCCTTCGCCGCACGCCCCATCTTCATCGGCACGTCCACCAGCATATTCAGATCATCATTGATAATGGCCTGGCGGGTGATGGAGAAAATCTCCCCGTAGGTGGCCAGAGCAATGGTCTCCTTGCGATCTGAGGTGGTAATGTATTTATACTCCGCCCCCTCACGAACCTGACGCAAAGAACCAAAACCGCCCATCCCCACGCGATACGCTGTTTTGAAGTCTGACAGGCGTCCCTTACGGGTCCACTTCTGGAAGGTTTCTTCTGATTCCTCCCAGCCCTGGATCAGCCCCTTGTTCGACACATCCAGCAGGATATTGCCAAAATCAGAGGTGCTGTGCGTCAGCGCCAGCCCGACCATCTGCATGGGGTTATAACTGGCCACCCCAATACCGCGCTCCGTCAGTGACATACGAGCCCATTCACGCAGGGTCATCCCGTTATAGGCGTTATCCTTCTCGACATTTTCAAATCCGGCACGGGCCAGCATCGCCTGGCGGATCCCGTCTCCCACAAAATTGCCGTTTCCGGCATAAATATGGGCCGGTGTGTTTTTGTTGGTCGGCGAGGACTCCTTGCCCATTTCATTCAGCAGACGTTCACGGGCCATTTCCAGCGAACAGTCAGGATCAGCCACGCACTGTGCCTGAAGCGTCTGATAGCGACCGCCGAACATGGCAAACAGATCGTTAATGCCTGACATGCGTGCTTTCTGCTCAGCCATAACGCGGGCGCGAATGGTCGCCTCATCAGACACTGCCGGTACCGGTGATGGTTCTGTTACCGCCGGTGCAGGGATTGTCACTGTGGTATCACGCGGGGTACTGTTGCGTGGCGGAGTAATCATGTTTCGGATGGATTCCGGCATCTTTTTAAATTCCTCTGTACGTTTTGACTGAATACATGCCATTGCCTCAACAGCGGGTGTCACCTGGTCAGCAAATCCGTGTGCCAGACATTCGGCACCGGACATCCAGGTTTCATCCGCCAGCATGGCGGCAATTTCATCGGTGGTTTTTCCGGTTTTCTGCGCATAGGCTGGCAACAGTACCGATTCGACTTTATCCAGCAAATCGGCATAACTGCGCATATCCTCAGCATCCCCGCCACTGAATCCCCATGGCTTATGGATCATCATGAAGGCATTTTCCGGCATAATGACCGTATCACCGGCCATCGCAATCACAGATGCCATCGAGGCGGCAACGCCATCCACATACACGGTAATGGTCGCCCCCTGATTTTTCAGGGCATTAAAAATGGCGATGCCTTCAAAGACATCGCCACCCGGTGAATTGATATGGAGATTAATGTGGGTGATATCGCCCAGTGCATTCAGTTCGCTGACAAACTGCTTCGCGGTAACTCCCCAGAAACCAATCTCGTCATAAATATAAATATCCGCGTCACCCGGCCCCCCACGCCTGCATCCTGAACCAGGATTTATTCTTCATGCTGGCTTTCGGTGTCGCGCTGATACTGTCGTTCAGTTCCGGCACTGTTGCCTCCTTTGTCGTTGACGGGGTCAGTATCAAAGACCAGCCCCAGTCTGCTGTTTTCATCAATTTCAGCCTTGCGGCGACGTTTGACCTCATCCGGACTGCGCCCGCCGGCACGCACCCAGTCAGATTCTGTCGCTGCACCACCCCGGATCTGAATTCTCCAGGCTTCAGCTTCCTTAACCGGGTCGATCCACGGCATCACCGGACCGGAATACGTCGCGTTATATAGCGTTTTCATCTCCACATCCGCCGGAATTTTCAGCAGACCTGCCGCAACCACCATATTCAGCCATGTCCGGTACACCGGGCGGGTTACCGCGCCAATAAAACAGTCCTGCAGGATCAGGTAACCATCCGTGGACTCGACCAGCTCCTGCCGCTGGGCGCTGTAGGTGCCGTTATAGTTACGCGCCGCACTGGAAAAACTCAGACGACTGCCAGCTGCCACTGCACGCAACTGGCCGTTGCGGAAAGTTTCAAGGTTGGGATTGGGACGGTCAGATTTGACCATGCCGATATCCTCGCCCTTGCGCAAATCGTCATAAATAATACCCGGGGTGATATGGACTTCCCGCTCGGTTTCTTTGATCCCCGGATCTTCATAGTCCTGTCCGTCACCTTTACGGATATACAGTCCCAGCGCCGCAGCAATACGCGCCGCTGTCAGTTCCGCATCCTCATACTCCTTAAGGGCACTGATCCGCATCAGCACCCCCGATAACATGGATGAGCCTCGCGTCTGATGCAGACGACGAGTGAACTTCAGGTGGATCATTTTTCCGGCAGCGATTTCTTTCGTATCACTCTGCCGACCGCTGACCGGATAATTTTTATAAACCAGATATTTTTTCGGTCTTCCCCACTCATCAAGAAAAACCCCCTGATTCAGTCCGGCGGATTCATCTGTGCGCATGGGAACAAAATCCGGCTCCATCGCCTCAAGCCAGAATGGCACTCCCGCCGTCCGTTCCAGACCGTTTCCCGCACCACTGACCATCTGCGCAAACACTTCACCATCCCGCAGCCAGGTCCGCAGCAGTAAACGTTCAAGCACAGGACGGGTATACTGCCCTGTCACATCCGGACTCACGGACCATTCAGCCCACAAACGGCGGATATCCGCAGCCAGCTCAGCCGCCATTTCCCCGTTTTTTCGTAATGGCTGAGGCTCCACAATAATTCCCCTGGCACCAATCACCCGCTCTTCCAGCTTGTCAAACACACCAATCACCAGGTCATGATTGATATCAAGAAAACGGGCCTGCTCCCGCAGGGAAACCGCACCGTATTTACTGAGCTGATCGGCAGAGCGATTTTCCCGCCGGGCTTTATGTGTCCGGGTCGGTTTCACCGCCTCATAGGCCATGATTAACGCCCTTGAACGCAGTCTGGCTGCTTTCCACCCGGGGGAAAACACGCCTATCACATCATCAATAATTGCCATTAAAACCTCGCCAGTTTAAATCCTGGTTTTCCCCGCCTGCGGCTCACCATCGCGGCAAGCCTGCGTTCCCACTCCTGACGTCCGGCGCGGATCTGAGAAAGGCTTTCCAGCGTCAGTTGCTGCCCGTTGAAGGTGACAGACTTCCCCTCCAGTACGGCCATTTCCGCTTCACGGTACCGCTGTATCATTTCTCTGGCTTCTTCTGTGCTCACAACCAGCCTCCTGATGTTATCCATGGATTATCTTCCGCACGCTCCGTACGCAGTTTTTTCTTCCGGCGACGGCGTTTTTCTGCCCCGGCCGTCAGTTCCGGGGATACCGTTTCACCAGAACGCTCCTGCGGGAAGACGAGCCACGTTTCCCGCTGTGCCCAGTCCGGTGCGGAGGGCCAGCGGATCTTTTCATAACCATGCAGAACAGCAAGCGCATCCGCATAAACCAGCAGGTCAAACGCCTCGTTAGCGCCCCTGCCCGGTTTTCGCCATTTTCCGTCACTGCCGCGCTCTTCATAGGTCAGCTCATCGTAAAACCACCGCCCCAGCCAGTCGGGAAAGTGGATATAATTCGGCCCTGGTGTGTCACGCCACAGGGCATTATTTACACGGTCCTTAAACGCATCCGTCTGAACCAGCCACAGCGCGACATCGCCACTGGCTCTGGCACGGCGGGCACTTCTGCCGGTATTATCCGGGAAGGTACGGTTAATCAGCCTGTCACGGCGAAGACCATCCCCCTTGAACAGAAACACCCTGTTGCCCAGTCCGTCACTCCGGCAACGACGCCAGAAACGATAGGCGTTATCTGTCACCCCGGCTTCCCCTCCCGTATCCACCGCCATGGCCATCAGACGCATGCGCACATCCGGATCAGAAGCCAGCGGCCATGTTTTATGGAACACATCCGTCAGCAACAAATCCCAGTCCTCCGGATATGCCGCCGGATCAACCGGCAGACTTTCACCGTTGGGACTGCAGCGCAGTGAATGCCGGATGTTGTAGCGATCAACAATCCAGCGTTCCCCCTGCTCTCCGTATCCGGTGATCTGCACAACAAAACGGCGATTTTTACCGCCCTGTACGTCAACCGTTGCCTCAATAAAACGCACACCATCCGGCACAGATCGCCGGGGAAACGGCTCGGCACGCTGTTCAAGCAGTTCACTTTTACGCTGTTCCGTGGCTGAACGGGGCAGATAGGGTCGTCCGATATCGGTGTTCACCACCGCTTTCAGGGTCTCTTCACTGCCGGTTCGCTCATACTCTTCTTCTGCCGCCAGCAGTTTAAAAATCAGTTGTTCCCAAGTCTGAAACGCCGCAGCCGGCCCCTCCATCCAGAAACTTGCTATTCTGGAATTTCGGGGGGTTCCGGTGATACTGCCACCCGCCGCTGCCCGTTCGCCTTCCCGCAGCCAGATCCCCTGGTTATTCAGTTCACGCTTCTGTTCCGGAGCAATCAGGCCGCGGCAGTGCGGACACATCAGGCGGGCCGCCTGCCCGGCAGCCACAAAATCAGGGTTATTCCGGTAACCGGTCATGTTATCCATCACCGGCTGAAAATATTCCCCGCAGTGCGGACACGGCCAGTACCACCGGCGGCGGTCTCCCCGGTTATAAAGTGACAGGATCCCCGTTGTTGGCGGTGCCTCATGTGCGCCACCACAACGCCATTTGGTGTCAGTGATATCCCGCCCCGGTGAACTCTCGACCAGGGTCATCCCCGAGGACATAAAGGTGGTGGTACGCTTTGAGGCCAGCGTGAAGGCATCCCCTTCACCGTCGACATTCTCAGGAAAACGGTCATAATCCGTCAGCGCCACACGACGGTAATCCGAAGAGGAAAATACGGTGATCGACGGCCAGCCAATTTTCAGGAATGAGCCGTCAAGAAACATTTTATCGTGGACGTTGTTGTCATTACGGGAAGGACTGAGGCGCTTACTGACCTCCGGACTGTGGCGAAACGTCCTGGAAAGACGCGTTCTGGAATGCTCACGCGCCTTCGTCTCAGTCATCTGCACCACCAGCATATCCGCCGGATCACAGATGATGCCGTACACAATCCAGCCATCAATCAGCCCTTCGGTTTTCCCGGTTCGCGCAGGTCCCACAAACACCACCGCGTCATATTCACGGGCTGATAATGTATTAATGGGGTCAATCATATAGGGCGTCAGCGATGACTCCCACGGACCGGAAGTATTGGCTCCCCGTGGTACCCGCATATAACGCCTGATGGCTTCCGCTACTGGTAACCGGCCAGGTGGGCGAAACAGCGAGGCCACTTCGCGCCAGATATCGGATGCGCGGCTATGGCTCTCGTTCACCTGATTCACATATCGGCCTCATCACAACAGTCAATGACTGCCTTTTCCAGTGTGTCGCGGATCTCATCAACCACAATCTGTACTTCATTCAGTTGTGATGCGGTCCACCCCCTGTCCCTCTCCAGCCGGTCAGGCCAGGTTTCCAGTACCTGAACTATCGCTTTCACCACGACAGAAAACGACCGCCTGACATCACTGACTGGCACAAGCTGAACAGTTTCATGCTGAAATTTAAGACGCTCGCGCTCGGACTGATACCATGCCTTACGAGCGTGAGGATCCATATCCTCATCTTCGGAAGATGGTGGTTTTTCCAGCAACGAAGTTATCAAATCCGTCAGGAGATACAGTTTTTTCTTTTCATTACTGCCTGGTGCAAGAGGAACATCCGCCATTCTGGCGGCAACAGTCTGCCGGTGCAGACCTGAAAGGGCTGCCAGTTGATTAATATTTAACTTCATATTTTTCAGCTCGCCGTCCATTTACATCCCTCCACATAAACCGCAGAACAGAAGTGACTCTGTTTTTTTTGTAAAGAAATGCCGCCATATAAAGATGTCGAACAAAAAACAACCACAATCATCATCTTTTTAATACTAACAGCGTTAAAAACAATAAGTTACCATCATGATGATGATGACGATAAAATCACAAAAATGCGCTTTTTTCCGCGCCGCCCGCCCCGTGTTCAGGCCCATCCCACCAGGAGGACCCGCAAAATGATAATGGTTATCATTTGTAATATAGTCCGGTTTCTTCCACCATCGCACCGGACCAGCGACCATGAGGGGACAACGCCGCGCTCCGTTAACGCGGTAAACCCCGGTGTGTATCGTTTTTGATTATCCCCGCACACTCGCGCAGAGGAGTCTCCCTGTCGGGCTGCGGTCTCTGTTAATACGGGAATACGGCGACAATACCGCGCCATGGATAATAAGGTCGCTCAACACACTGGCTGTAATGCAGCCGATACCATGCGGCATTTAGCGGCATTCACAGCACACTCCACGGTTAGCTCTTCATTCGAGGCATCCACCCGAAAGACCCGGGAGTATGATTGCGTACATTTACCACTGAACGTACCTTCAACAAGAACACGACCAGGCTGCAAAACACGGAACGGAATTGTTCCCTGAAAAGGCTTTACGGTTACCAGTAATTTCTTCATATATCCTCCGGATAATAAAAAGACTACTTAATGCACTGAGTACGGATATATTCCTGCGCCCCTTCCAGTTGCTTCTGCATCGTCATCAGCCGCTCTCTGAGGGTGAAATAATCCCGTGTAACGGTGTCTGCCAGTTGGGGGCCGGTTGCATTATCCACGCGGGCGGTGCCGGTGGCTTCACGCACGGGACCTGGACAGGTGGCGTTGATACGCAGGCGCTTACGACCAGCGGCAACGTCAGCGCGAAGAGTTTCATTTTCAGCTCTCGCATCGGCTAATTCCCTCGAGTATTTTGCATCGAGCGCAGCAACATCACGCTGGCGCACCTGCATGTCAGTAATGGTTGCGTTTGCCAGCTCCAGCTCTCTGGCTTTTTTATCGCGCTGCGCTTTGTAGGTGATGGCGTTATCGCGGTAATGATTAACAGCCCATAACAGACAGACGATGATGCAGATAACCAGAGCGTAAATAATCGCGGTTACTCTTCTCACTGATCTATCCCCCAACAAGCTAATGCGCTTTCCTGGTCACGACGAATAACCTGTCCGTAGCAGTTATTTGAACGTGTGCGGCAATCACGCCCACCGTCCTTAATCCACCAGCGAATCGCTTCGCAGGCACCTTTTCGATCACCTGCATTAATCCGTCTGTAAAACGTCGACGGGAAACACTTACCGGGACCAATGTTGTAAGGGCAGAATGACGCGATCCCCGCTTTCTGAGGTTCGGTCAGTGGCACTCTGATGTTTTTCGCCACCCATGCCAGCGCCTTATCACGTTCAATGGCATTAACCTGGTCGCATTTTTCCTTCGACAGCTTCATGCCCGTGACGACAGGTTTACCATCCACCCGGGTGGCACCACGGCAGATGGTCCAGATACCCGCACCATCACGGTATGCTGTGGTGTGGTTACCTTCCTTTTCATCCAGAAACTGGTCGAGGATTTCAGGCGCAGAAGCCCCTGCGGCAATCAGCGCCAGAACGACAGCCGATAAACCATAGCGGAGTTTCCTGCTCATCAGCTTACTCTCCCCGCGCCGCCTTACGACGGTCTTCTTTAATCTTGAAATACAGGTTCGTCAGATATGTCAGCAGCCCAAACAGCAGACTCCCCAGCACGCCTATTGCCGCCCACTGAGACGGGGAAACCCTGTCCAGCAACTGCAGGAACCAGTAGCCCGTTCCCACCGCTGACGTGGTGTATGACACACCTGTTGTGATTTTTTCCATCTGGTACATACCCCGTCTCCCGCAATCCGGAAGCTCACAACATGAAAAAGGCCGCCAGTGTTACACTGACAGCCCCGTGCATTTACTCTGTGTGCACAACAATTCCTTATAAAACGTGTTGACATTCAGAATTGCTTTTGTGTAGAAAAATTATGGCATGCATAACAATAAAACCTCATAGCCGTACCATTTCCACCAGAAGCACGCAACTGCACCTCCCTTGCTTACTGGTGGATTTTTTGTCCTGAAAACTTCCCGCCTGGTATGTTGACAACAGAAACGCAATTCATTAAAAAATAACCGATGTAAAAACATCCATTCATTACAAAGGTACATGGGTACTTACCGCCAGCGATATTCCCGCGACTGGCGTTTTTTTATCATGCCGCGCAGTCCGCGTTGTTCACTTCCACCTTCACACTGTCAATCAGCAGCGTATATGTCGCCGCCTTTGATATGCCTGTCAGTTGCAGTTTGTCCGCGCCCCTGATGCCGGAGATTTCACCAGTGTGAACGGCGTACCCCGTTTCTCATCCAGTACCGGCGTCACCTGAATGCTGTTGTTTCCGGCAAACTCAAAGGCCAGTGTGTGCCATCCGTTATCAAAGACCCCGAACGTATCCAGCTTCGCATTCTGCTTCTTGTGGTACATCGCGTTCAGGTTCGTCGCATCCGTCTGCAGGAAGAAGGACATCAGCATGTCGTTGCCTTCCTCTGACAGCGTCACTCCCTCCGGCAGGGACGACAACTGCCAGTAAATACCCAGGGCAAACTGATTCGGCACCAGTGCGCTCGGCACCTTAAACCGTACGCTCACACGTCCGCCTTTCTTCAGCAACTCTGCTCCCTGCCCGGCTGCATCATGCTCCAGAAACCAGATGTGGCTTTCCGGTTTGTTCAGTTGCAGGGCCTTACCACCGGTGGCACCCTCATCACTGACCACGGCCTCAGCGATGTTTTTATTAACACTGTCTCCGCTCGCCGGTTTGTGATAATAGCGCCAGCCCTGTGATGCCAGGTCTTCACCGGACGCCAGCAGACTCATCAGGGTTCGGTTACTGACCGGGGCTTCCGGCTCTCTCTCCGGGCCTTCACCGGAAGGTCCGGTGGGCTTCACCGTATCAGGCTGTTTTCCGGTAATGAATTCAGCGGTTCTCCCGGCATGCACCAGAATCGCCGTTGCCAGACGGTCGGAAATAATCCCGCGGCGTGCCCAGGCGCTGAAATGGCTTGCCCTGTCCACAGATGTCCAGGTCTTCTTGTCATTACGCCACTTTGAACCGTAATAACCGACGGCTTCCAGGTCCGGGTCTTCTGCCGGGTCATTGGTCTGCACATTCGCACCATTCTCATCCGTCATTAACGGTACAAAGAAAATGTTCTGCGACTCCTTACCCTTATACCCTCCGTATACTGATGCATACCCTTCCGCATGACGCTGCTTCCAGAAATACGTTGTGTCCCCGCAAATCCACGGTACCGCTGATGCGCTGCCTCCTGTGCTCTGTGATGCCTGACCGGCAAGGTCCGTTCTGAACTGATTCACCATCGCACTAAACAGCCCCGGATGCTGCGCATGCGTCCCCACTGCCGCATCACCTTCTCCCTGCATCCACACCACCGCAAGCAGACGGTTTTTCGGGTTCTTCGCCAGTGCGGCTTTAGTCCGGCTCACCAAATCCTGATACAGCGGCTTACCCACACCCCAGCGCAGTGAATTTTCCGATGCACCGGCTGATTCGCTGTATGTGCCGTCTGCACCCGTTGTGAATGCCGAAGCACCACGGCAGCACGGAACCAGCAGAATGCCCGCATTCGCCGGTATAAACGGCAGCAGTTTTTTGGCGATATGCAGCCCCTGCCCCACGGTTCCGTACTGCCCCTTTGACAGGTCCGCTTTCGGATGGTTAAGACGGCTCATGTCCTGCACATCATGCAGACAATGGTCCGCCGGAATAATGTCGTTATACTTACAGGCGGCACCTCCCGGTGTCACCGTACTGCGGCGCGCCAGCTGCTTAATACGCGGGTCCGGACGGTCATATGTCTCCGGCAGCGGAAGGCCTTCACCATACGACATGCCGTTTGACTGCCCTGCCAGAACCACAACAAAGTAATACTCCGGGTCGCTGGTGGCGCTGATAACTGTGCCTTCTCCACCTGTCGGCTTCACCACAACAGGTGTGCTCACATCGCCTTCTGCGACAATCGCCTGAATAAGTGCTGCGCCATCATCCGTATACGAAGAAAACGGCCCGCCGTATGGTTGCCATCCTTCACGAATTTTTTGAGCAAGTGCATCAGCAAGGTCTGACGGCGACGCCGCCCTGACCACATCGTAATGTTTAAATGTCATGAATCCTCCCGGCCGGGATAGTGTACTGAATCAGATAAAGAGCGGGCTGAAGTCCGGAAGTTACAGGACAATGACAGGAGGAAGACTACAGCCCGCAATACAAAAAAGGCCGCGCAGTTGCGCAGAGTGATTACTGTCGGGTATTATTCGCCAGCTGAAAAATTGATTACTTCACGTTTTGTTGTTTATTCCTTGCTGCCCGCATCTCACCATGCGGGCTTTTTTTATCCATAAGAAAGCCCCTCCGGAGAGGGGCTGGAGAGTGGCGCTATGTACCGTTCATTGCATGGTGCCGGGTGCCTCCCGGTGAGTTCAGTATCAGCACCTGAACCCGCACAGAAAGGATAGAGGTAAAACAGAAACACCTGTGACGCTGATATGCCCCGCCGCTCAGGGGGATTCACCATGCAGGATTTTTTTAACAAATTCTCAGTCGGGCAGACAACCTGCAACTGACTGAATTGTGACATTGATTACACTGTAACTACATTGCTGCACACCACGAAACCAGCAATGTTTCTGATATTAATTAAACTGCACTTCAGCAAATCCTGAACCTGACGCACAGGTATTTGATTTGATTGTTACCGTCATTCCTGTTAACTGTGCGCTTTGCAGTAGCGGTTGCAGATTCCAGCGGTTAGTCCAGTACTCTTTCCCGGCCACTTTTACTGTGAATGTATCATTCTCATTATACTTAGAGAACTCAATTTTACCTTTTGCACAATCAGCTGCCATTGCATTAACAGAAACAAAAGCAAATAAAGCCGCTACAAATATCTTCTTCATATTTAACTCCTGTTATTCTCCGGATGTATTTAAAGAGTGGGCCCTGCGATTCAGAAAAGCAGCTGCGGTATTACTTTCCCATAAAGTATTGTTTATCCTTATAACTGGCCTGTCGCCAGTTATCTGACATTCTGGTTGTATCTCTTCATTCACGGCGCGAACGGAACGCGCCCCCTGATGATGGCAATTCAGTATAACCGCCACTGTGCCCAGTATCGCTGATATATTATTAAAGGATATTCGCCCCACTCTGACACCACCCTCTCCCCGAAACTCCGGAAGCACATTGCTGATTCTCCCCCAGTTCAGTGTGAGGTCCACTTCTTCCGGTGTCATCGTATAAACAGGAGCAGTTTCAGACAGTGCCAGACGAAATTCTCTCTGTATCTGCCTGAACCGTAAGGCTTCTGCTGTGACAGTGACAAAACGCAGAACTGCTCTGGATGCATCTCTGGTCATGGCATTTCCACTAAACTCCATTAACGCCAGATATGATGAAACCAGTGAGTGACGACTGATTTGCATTCCGGAACGTTCCAGCGCTGCGACACGTTGCAGAGTGGTATAGCTGCTGTCCGTTGTCATGGAAACAGTTGTCACACCGGGCACTGATATATGTGCAAAATCTGAAAATCTGTAGAAAGTATTTGTTGCCGTATTAACGAATCCGGCCACATATAAATTATTTTGCTCAATAATCAGACGAAGATGGTCAAAACGCGCCTGATAGACATCAAGCCCTCGTATATCCACAGCAAAATAACTGCCCGGTGGGGTGTGGTTAATAACAGATACCGATGTGGTCCCCTGAGATATATGTTCAAGTGGGGTCGATATTTCTGTCCGTATACTATTTAACGAAGAGACATAACTTTGTTGAGTCGAAAAGTCTATCGTAAATTCCCGGGAATAGGATACCGAAGAAAAGCCCAGTAACAGGCACAGTACCCATTTTAACAATATACACTTCATATACAGGTATTCCTTTTGGCTGAAGTAATCAGCACCAGACCCGGCGCAGATATAAAAAAGGCCCGCAAAAGCGAGCCAGAAAAAATAAGTATGGCGCGTTGTACTGGATTCGAACCAGTGACCGATTGCTTAGAAGGCAATTGCTCTGTCCGGCTGAGCTAACAACGCATGAAGTTTTCTGTAATCATCCTCGTTTGGTAACTGCCACTGGCTGACACTGAACCAGTGCGATGTCATGTTTTTCTTTCCTGTTTTATTAATTTTTCCCAGCAGAAGACAAGAAAAAAGGTTCCGGTGTTATCGGAACCTTTCAGCAGTAAGCATACAATTATAGACGCTATAACCATAACATATTTTTTTGTGCGCACACAACCCTTTCAGGTAGTACAACTTCAGGATCCATATCCAACCTTACTCCCTGCAGAGTCAGAGCTCCTTCCAGAAATGCTTCAGACGCCTTCAGGGATGTCCGTACGCTAAGATGACTACGGTCTATCGCCTCAGCAATTGCACGCGTTGAGAGGCCGCCTATAAAACGTAACCCCAGGATCAGCAAATCATCGTACGGGCAAACCATACTCATATGCGCGATGCAGGTATCAATCACCGCTCCGTCCTCGTCAGAGCAACCGGGTTTGCCACTGTCGGTTACGTCCCGGGAAGTAACCGACATTGAGGGCCAGTCAACCATTGAACAGTATTCCTCGCTCGCCGCCCATCGCCCCCACCGCTCCAGAACAAGTTGCATATCTCTACGCATAACGCTGGCCTCTACGTTTTGCTACTTACCGTTCATCTTTCATTTTGAGGTTAGAAAGATGTTTAAGCCGCTGGCAATACGCTTTCCAGTAAGCCTCAGAGTGCATCGGGTGCTCAATGTCGCTATACAGCCATACACAGTCGTCTCGCTGAGTTACCGGCGGTGGCGCTAACACATCTCGAGTGGCCTGCGTTAGTGCTCTTTTGAAGAAAAAAGCCTCCCCTAAGGGCTGGTAGTCTCTGTTGAATGCTTCCCAAGCCCCCTCAGCTGTTTTGCGGATACCGTAAGGCATACATTGGCGGAATATCTTTGACATCGTCGTATCCTCATTTAGTTATTTGCTAATTTTTTCAAGTTAATTTCCGGGTGACGGCTAGGTGACGCGTAATTACATATCCGTCACCTGCTGCAAAGCGCGCCATATAAGGCCTGAAGATGTTTTAGGTGACAGGTGACGGTTGATTTTAGTTCTATATATAAGCGATCGTATAATACCTAAAATACACACTCTCGCGTATATAGTTTTAAATTCTGCCGTCACCTGTCACCTTTATCACATTTCCCATTGATTTATATATACTTTTCAAGGTGACGCTTAACCGTTTTGCCGTCACCTAGCCGTCACCTTTTTACAATCCAGATTGCAAAATTTCGCAAGATTTATATATTTCGCGCAATTCTTCGTTGCTGAAATCGTTATTTTTTACAAGAATCCAAATCCTATATACAAACCCGTCAATTTTTACGCGCACGGGTTCTCGCTTTGTTCTTTCTTTCAAAACGCGAGTAATATGCTTCTGGTTAATTTCTACATCTATTCCTGCTTCTGCCAGTATTGCGTTAACAATTTGTTGATAAGTCATTGCTGGCACAGGAGGATTATCCAGGATTTCAATAAGAGCAGCCTCCACATCGCTCTTATTGCTTTCAATCATCAGAAGGCGTTCTTTCGTCTCGGGTGCGCGCTGCCAGTTAAAGCGAGACAGGTCAACGCCCATCAGATACCAGTACACCTGAGCGATAAAGTCGCTGTCGCTTAGCGCGCCGTACAGGCTGGCGTAATGCTCTTCAGTTGCGGCGAAGTCAGGGCCCCCCAGCACAGCGATACGTCGGTCTTCCTCTGGCAGCGCCAACGCATCAAAGTGATTGGTGTAGAACAGAAAGCCAGTGTATATATCCATCGTTTTTTTGCTGCCATATTTGCGGTTCACTTCAAACCGTGGTTCTGTCAGCACATCGCGGATCTTATCGTTCACCTCATACCGCTTATCGTTTTCGCGCACCTCGTCAATGGTGCATAGAAGCGTATTGTACAGATAGTCATGGAACTGGTTATCGCACAGGATCTTCATGCGAGTGCGAGCACAGTTCCACGGACCAAGCACACGCTCCATTAACTGGCTGACCCATCCTCTGCCCGTACCATGTGCGGTAGCCACATGCAGAATAGAAATCGGGCATCGACGCTCCGGACGCTGAACCATCCATCCCAGACGGGCGATGAAAAACTCGCGCTGCCAGGCATCAGGTACCAGATACGCCATATGATTAAGGAACGTGGACACCTTACTTGTATCCGCTGTACGTGGATGCTCAGGCATATAAAATTCGTTTATCTCAAACCGCCCGTCGAAACGCTCGATAATACGTCCCGCACCGGGCTTATAGCCTGTCGTCTCAGCAATCTTCTTATGCCGATGCTCTATCCACCGTTTGGTTGCGGGAGTTGGTTGCCCTTTCCCTTCTGGCGGGAACTGGTAAGGCGCCATCAGGTTTTTGAACGACTTCATATCCATCATGCACTGATATGGCGGTCGGCTAAGATCACATACCTGGTCACCCTCGATGACGTAGATAAAGCGTTCCAGAAAATGAGCTGTCATATCTGTATTAATATCGGTAAATTCAGGCTTATCGCCATCTTCAGCCACCGTGAGATCTTCGAACAGGGATTGCGTATAGCCGTAGCCTTCCAGCCAGTCGGCATCAGTAAGCCCCGCATCGGTGTTGTGCATGCTTTTAAAATGTCCCTGTTCAAATCCCCCCGTCCCTTTTGGGAAATACTTAATGGATGTTTCGCTGCAACCGTTGCTGTATTCTGACTCATCCCGAAACGGTTTCAGATTGCGGGAACCATCAGAGCTGACTGACAGAGTCCACCCGTTCGCGTCAAGCCAGTCGGCGACATCATCTGTCGCGGAAGGATCAACACAGGAAAGGTCACGCTGACGTCCTGCACCTGCGATATAGCTGTCTTTCACGGGTAAGTTATCCGCCAGACGCTGCCACAGGCTTTCGAGCTGTTCAGATGTAATTTTCAGAGGTTCGCCGGGCAAACCGCTGTCCCACTGAATACGTTCGCCTGCCGGATGGGTACCACAAGCCACAAACTGCTGGCCCTTAGCGAGCAGCTCTATTTGTTTGTTTTCGCCTTCCAGGCGGTGACCACGTTTACGGTAGTCGCCATCAACAGCAATCAGGTACAGGCATTTATGACTGTCAGCCCGCCAGCGACGTGGCGGAAGTTCCCCCAGGCATGACAGGATAATATTGCGTACAATCTCCTGCATCCCGGCATCATTGATATCGCAGTCCAGAGCCACCACCCCGTCGCCAGTACGAACGCAAATACCGTAATCGGGTTCGTTCGACCACCGGGCAAAATCGTTTTCCGTAACAACATAGTTAGCCCAGTCGGGGATACCAACAACCTTACGTTGGCCATTGTAGCGACTGGGTGTTTTGCCGAAATTATGAGACAGCTTGCTATTAGGCGACAGTTCTGCACAGGGATTGGACACCACAGGTAAAAGCCTGTCTGTCATCCCCAACACCAGATCAAAGTGGAACCACTCATCGGGCGTAGCTCCCCATGGTTTGTTATCAGACATGGGTTACACCTTTTGCTGCTCTGAATTTTCGCCGTTTAATAGCCAGTCAGGATCGCATTTCAGAACTTTTGCCAATTCAAGGATGAAACCGGTACGGGTGGCGCGTCCGGACTCAAGGTATTGAACAGACTGCTGGCGCATGCCAACACTTTCAGCCAATGAAGTTTGGGTTATACCTAAGGCTTTGCGGCGCTCCTTTATACGTGAAGCAAGGGTGGAACTGGTCATTGAGTAAGCCCTCATCATTACAGGTTTACTTGTAATTACCTCACAGGCAACCTTGTTTGTCAAATACAGAAGTATCTGTAATCATCAATGACAGAAAAGGAGTCAACATGAATCTTGCCAACCGAGCTAAAAAACGCAGAACAGAACTAAACTTAACTCAGGTCGAAGTTGCGAAACGAGCGGGCATTAGCCAGCAGTCGATTGAAGCTATAGAGAATGGGAAAACACTTAAACCACGCAATCTTCTTGCTTTAGCGTCAGCTCTTGAATGCGATCCTAAATGGCTACTTCTTGGGGGCGATGTTGTTACAGATTTCAACTACGGAGCCCGAAGGGTGCCTGTTCTAAGCTACGTACAAGCAGGGGCTTTCACAAGCGCTGAGCTACTTCGTGAAGAAGGTGATTTCGAATACATTCTCACCACGGCTGAGCTATCAGAAAGTTCATTTGCGCTACGTATACGTGGGGATTCAATGGAACCTGAATTTAAAGAGGGGGACATCGTTATAATTGACACTGACGTATACCCTACTCCTGGTGAATTCGTTGCGGCATGTAACGGTAGCCACGAAGCAACGTTCAAAAAATACCGCCCGGTAGGGATTGGCGCTAAGGGTGAGGAAGACTTTGAACTTGTTCCCTTGAATACTGATTACCCTATTTGTCGCTCCTGGGAAAAACCAATTAAGATCATAGGGACAATGGTAGAACATCGCATATTCCGCAGAAAAAGATAATCGCATCCTGACTACTAAACAAAGAGGGCTTAGGCCCTCTTTTTTATTACCTGTAAAAACAAGTAATTAGGTTAATAATGCGTTTTATTACCAAAACACCTGTTGACACATTTACAGGTTTGCTTGTATTTTTGATCGCGATAAGTAATCGCTCTTTAACAAACTGAACCGCGTGACAGGTAAGCCGCAGTACTCCTGGCAAAACGAAATAGCACCCGATGGGATCGAGGTAAGCGCCGAGTCCGTATGCGTACGGTAAGCGTAGAGGACAACACCGCGACAAACTGATAAGTCACGCAAGTTGAAACGCCCCGACGATGGGGCGCTTAGTTCCTTTTGGGGTGGGGTGAAGATCAGTCCATTGAGTCAATCCGAAGTTCAGCATCTACCACTACACCACCACCAAAGAGAACTGCTAATCATCTGGCAGGTTGTAACGGTGCAGGAATTTTGCCACTGACTTCTATATTTCGGGGAAATTTATATTCAGCGGAGCATTTATGACACTTGAGAATTTTATAAGCGGCATTAGAAGTATGGTATTGAAGTATAGACTTCATACCCGACTCATAGCATGTAGTACAAAGATAATGAGGCTTGAACTCAGGATCGTCAGTAGGCTTCAGTACATAGACCACCGTATTGGTAATTGGGTGGTACATTTCATAGTTCATTTTCTCACTATCCCAATCCTGTTTCTTTTCCAGAAGGGATTCGAGTTCAACAATGCGCTGTTTAGCTTCGTTCAAAAGCTCCGTTAGTGCGAATTGTCCAGTACGCGCATCAATTAGTTTATCAAGTAGATCGATAGTTTTACTTTTAACATTGTAATCCACCTGCAACGCATTAACTTCTTTTGCTAAATCAACAGCACCTTTCAAAGCACCACCAGCACTAGTGGCCGCCTCAGTTATACGCCGTACAAGTCCTTTTTCTTCAGACATCTTAATTCTCTCTAAAACTATAGGGGTAAAGAGATATTAGCCGAATTCTCGCTGTAGGGGTACAAGGAGAACCACCTCGCCTGATGTGGTTAAAAGCAGGCACTCGATGATATCCATGTAATTGCTGTGTGTAGTCTTTGCCCGCCTCAAGTGACGGGTTTTTTTATGTCTGAAAGCGCACTCGCAACAGCGTGCTCCCCGATATGAAAAAAGGAATACAACCAATGAAACCTGAACACCTCTATCGACTGACGGGGCGCGATGTTCTCCGTTATCGCCGTAAAAACTTCGATTTGATGACCGGTCTGGCCGTTGCCACTGCGCTCGGTCTGATCATCACTTTCATTCTCCTTGTAGCGAGGACCACAGTATGAGTTTAGAAACCAGTCTCGAACTTAATAATCAACTTCTGGCACAACATAATGCGCTGCTTGAACGTCTTATCCGCACAATGGCATCAGGTATTGTTATGCATCCTGACACGATTTCACGAGTGCAGGAATGTCGGGATACAGCAACTGAAGCTGAAAACATGTCAGCGGCAATGACACTGGATGATCTGGAGTTCAGCGACGTTATCGCACTGGCTGGTTTCTACCCGGTAGCCACCCCTATCACAGAAGACATGCTGCAACGTGCTGTTGCCTACCGTGATGCTGAAGGCGATAAACGAGTAGTTCAGATTGATGCTCTCGACAGCGCATTACAGGGCGTCAAACGAGCCAGGGCGCTGCTTAAACCTGCTCTCCTGGACCTGTCCCGTAACATTCTTAAGTTCTGGGACGACCTGCCAACCATCGGCGAGCGACGTGCTTTTGCCGAGCAGCTACTTGATGCACCTGCAGATGGGCGTGATGAAGTTAAGCCGAAAAAGGCCAGTAACAAAGATGGAGAACGCACGGGGCCGTTTTACGTCAAAAATGTATCCGGCACAGCAGCCAGTGAACTCCACACCTTACGCAAGTTGAACGAGATGCTGAAAAAAGGCCATATCGAGATCAACCGTGTTGAGTACCTTCAGCTGCAGGAAGAATTTGCACGCAGAGACGCAGCAAATTCCAGCCAGAATAATAACGCCAAAGATGACCATACAATTGATTTCGCGGCACTACGCAAACAAGCTGAAGGGTTGATCCTCCAGTTAGCAAAAGGGGGTTACCGGGCAGAAGCTATTGCAATTCTGGAAAAACAGGGAGCCAGGAAACTTGGTGAAGTAACAGATGAAAATCTCGCTGAAGTAATCACCCTGGCTGAAAAAGCACTGGAGGGTTAATCATGCCGGAAGCCTGGAAGGATATTTCAGGCTTTGAAGGAATTTACCAGATTTCAGACGCTGGCAACCTGAGAAGCCTCGACAGAACTGTATTAAACAAAGGTTCTGGCTGCACCTATCCCATTAAAGGTAAGTCACTAAAACCACGCTATGACGCAGACGGATATCTCATCACCGACTTATGGAAAGCGGGTAAAAAGGTAACCGTCAAAATACACCGTCTCGTTGCCGCTGCATTTATTCCCGGATCTGCCCCTGAAGTTGACCACATTAACGGTCGTCGAGATGACAACCGGGCGGTAAATCTTCGCTGGGCCTCTCTTTCACAAAACAGGGCTAACTCCCACACCAGAAAAAATAAATCTGGAGTGGTTGGCGTTCGGTTCAGCGAAGGTAAGAAAAACCCGTGGCAGGCCTACGGACGATTAAACGGCAAATTCAAATCTCTCGGTCATTTCCCCACCAAACAACTCGCAGCGGCTGCGCGGCGAAAACACATTCAGGAGGTCATGAATGCCTGATGTTCATGCACGATTATCACCATCATCTGCACATCGTTGGCTAAGGTGTGCGGGTAGTCTGGCGCTGGAGGCCACACAACCGGATAAAGAAACAACTTTTGCAATCGAGGGCACTGCAGCGCACGCGCTTGCTGAAAAAGTTCTACGAAACAGGCAAAGCCACCCGGAACACTACGCCGGATGCAATGTTTCTATGTTTCTCGGCTCATACCCCCTTCGCGAAAATCCTGATGATACATCTGGCCCACAGGTGGATGATGAAATGGTCGAAGCCGTTGGCCGGTATGTTGATACGGTCTGGACTCTTGCACAGAATAATGAACTATTGGTTGAACAACGTGTTGATTTCTCACATATAACGGGTGTGGAAGAATCTTTCGGAACTGCCGACGGCATAATCATCGCTGGTAACGAATTACAAATCCACGACCTGAAATATGGCAAAGGCGTCCGCATTGATGCAGAACAAAATGAGCAACTACAACTGTATGCTCTGGGTGCTCTCGAACAATTCAGCATGCTGTATGACTTTGAGACTGTAAGATTATTTATTCACCAGCCAAGGCTCAACCACGTTTCAGAATGGTCTTTAACCGTACAGGAGCTTCAGTCTTTCGGTGAACGGGCACTGGAGGCCGCAACCAGTGCGATCCTTGTTCTCAATATTGCTGAATGCGAAGGCATTGAGACACTACCGCTGGAAAACTTCATACCTGGAGAAAAACAGTGCCGCTTCTGTAAAGCAAAAGCTATTTGCACTGCCCAGAAAATGCAGCATTTACAAACAGCGGCCAGCGATTTTGAAGATCTGACAAAGCCTGTCAGCGAAATCATCACCAATGCCAGCGCACGTGTACCTCTGTTAACCATTGAGCAGCTTGCGGAGATCTATAGTCAGGCCGACTTTATTGAATCCTGGCTAAAGGCAGTACGGGACCGGGTTCACAATGAACTCAATGCCGGACATCCGGTACCGGGGTTTAAACTGGTAACAGGAAAACAAGGTAACCGGGCCTGGAGTGATGAAGAAGCCGCCCGCGCGCTGCTGAAAGACCAGTTCCGTTATAAAACCGAGGAGGTTTTCGATCTTAAGCTGATTAGCCCAACCAAAGCCGAAAAACTTATCAAAAAGGCCAGTCCGCGCCGTTGGTCAAAAGTCGAGGCACTGATAACACGAGCTGATGGTAAACCAACCGTCGTTCCCGAGTCGGACCCACGCCCCGCACTCAATATTAACCCTGTAAATGATTTCGACGACGTATCCGACGATACGCTCGCCGCAGACCTCATCTGATTAAAGGAGACTTTCATGAAGATTAAATTAAATAACGTGAGATTAGCTTTTCCTGCTCTGTTTGAAGCTAAAACTGTAAACGGCGAAGGCGATCCGCGTTTCTCCGCAGTATTTTTAATGTCTCCCAAACACCCACAACTGGAAGAAATCCGTAAAGCTATGAAGCAGGTAGCGAAGGAAAAATGGGGGGAGAAGTGGGAGTCCATTTATAACCAGCTGGAGAAAAAACTCAATCTGTGCCTGCATGATGGTGATGAAAAAGCAGAGTATGAAGGCTTTCCCGGCAATTTCTTCCTGAATGCTGCTAACAAAGCGCGCCCGGCCGTTCTTGATCGCGATCGTTCGCCACTTATTCAGGCTGACGGACGTCCCTATGCAGGGTGCTATGTAAACGCCGTTATCGATATCTGGGCACAGGACAATAATTTCGGTAAACGCATTAATGCCTCACTCGGCGGAGTCCAGTTCCTGCGAGACGGCGATGCATTTGCTGGCGGCGGAGTGGCAAGCGCTGACGATTTCGACGATATCAGCGAAGGTACTGATGCTGAAGCACTAATTTAAAAATATTCATCCCCCAGCTACGTGCTGGGGTATCTCATGAGGGAAAGAATAATGTCACAGCCCGTATTAACTAATCACCTTAAAACTCAAATCATCAATAACGCACTTAAGAAAGCGGGTATCCCCAAACGTAAATCAGCACTACGAGCTGCTCGTGTTGAATGGGCCGAACGTGTTCGGCTTGCAGCTATCGGGGGCGTAGAGAAAGAAGCTGAAATATTAAAAATTATAAAAAAAATAGAAACACTGGTATCAAAAGTCCCCGAAGCATTAAAAACAGCCAATAATATTATCAGGAAAGAGTGTTACATGTGTCTGAATCTGGCAGGTTCTCGGGTTACCGTCTATTTCAACGGTAACTATCGAGGATATGAATCAGGGTCACCAGACCATATTCACAAAATCGCGCCGGGGGAATTTACCCTTCTGGCAAATGACCCTCTAGTTACAGAGTTTTACGGGTTTGATGCACTTTATGAGCAGATACAGAGCGATGAGTCAGACATTCGACAGAATGTCAGTGCTGCACTCAGTAAAGTGCGCACAGTTAAGCGCCTGCTGGAAGAGTGGCCTGAAGCTAAAGAACTTCTGCCAGCCGATGCACCATCTGCTCCGCTTCCGCCAGCTATACGACGCGAAACTCTCAACGAAATGATCGGCCTCCCTTCTGACGAAGGGGTAGATGCTTAATATTTCTTATAACAAAGGCTGGCTTAAGAAAATAATTATCCAAACCAGCCTACCGCAATACTAAAAATTAAAATTCATTGAATTTAAAAAGACATTTCCCTATTGGATTGCCATAGTCTCTACATGCCGAAATGCTGTCCCATACAGGCTGAGCCAAACACCCAAGAAAGAACCCAATAAGCGCAAAAATTATAATTTTGGGAAGAACACGATCCTTAGGACCTTCTTCACGTTCGAGCCATGCGCCACCAGCCCGAACTATTCTCCCTAAAATATAAAGAATGGGGAAAGCAATAATACCTATCAATGAAAGTATTCCGATACCAAAGCTAAACACCGCCGTCTCCTTGTTTATTTACACCTACATAACCATATATCACACAAGGTTATTTTATGTCCAATATACTATGGGGTGACCTAGAAACCTATTGCGAAATCCCTATTACGAACGGTACCCATGCGTATGCCGAAGGCGTTGAAGTGATGCTGTTCGCATGGGCAATCAACGACGGGCCCGTAAACGTGTGGGATATCACTGCCGGTAGTGGTATTCCACACGGCTTATACGAAGCAATCGCAGCCCCTGAAACCCTGCTTTATTTTCATAACTCTCACTTCGACCGCACCGTCCTGCGTTATGCAATGCCGCGCCTGGCACCGCCAGTCGAACGTTGGCGCGACACAATGGTGCAGGCGCTGGCGCACGGTCTCCCGGGGTCTCTGGGGGAACTCTGCGAAGTACTAGGCGTCCCGCAAGACAAAGCGAAGGACAAAGAAGGTAAAGCGCTGATCCAGCTGTTCTGTAAGCCCCGCCCGAAAAACAGCAAACTGCGCCGTGCCACCAGCAAAACCCACCCGGAAGAATGGCGGCGCTTTGTTGCTTACGCCGGACTGGATATCGAGGCAATGCGCGAAGTCTATAAACGTCTGCCGAAGTGGAATTATCAGGGGACAGAACTGGCGCTCTGGCATCGTGATCAGCAGATCAATGACCGGGGCGTCTGCATGGACGTGGAACTCGCACGCGCTGCGATCGACGCGGTAGACCAGGAACAAAAGCGCCTGGCAAAGCGTACACAGGAAATGACTGATGGCGAAGTGCAGGCAGCCACACAACGAGACGCGTTGATTAAGCACATTGTTGAATCCTACGGTGTGGAGCTACCAGACATGCAACGCAGTACTCTGGAACGTCGTATTGCCGACCCCGATTTACCATCTGCCGTGAAAGAACTGCTGGCTATCCGCCTGCAGGCCAGTACTACCAGCACCAGTAAATACAAGGCACTGATGAAAGGCGTAAGCCACGACGGGCGCTTACGCGGTACGCTACAGTTCTGCGGGGCGTCACGTACCGGTCGTTGGGCCGGACGGCTATTCCAGCCCCAGAACCTTCCCCGCCCTTCACTAAAACAGGAACAAATAGACGAAGGCATCGAAGCACTGAAAGCCGGATGTGCAGACCTGCTGTTTGACAATATCATGGAACTAACCAGTTCAGCGTTACGTGGCTGCATTATCGCGCCAACAGGCAAAAAGCTGGTGGTAAGTGACTTGTCGAACATTGAAGGCCGTATGCTGGCATGGCTGGCGGGAGAAGAATGGAAACTGAATGCATTCAGAGAGTACGACGCCGGAACGGGTCCGGACTTATATAGACTGGCGTATGCAAAAGCTTTCGATATTGCACCAGATGATGTTGATAAACACATGCGTCAGATCGGTAAAGTCATGGAACTCGGTCTGGGTTATGGTGGTGGTGTGTCGGCCTTCATCACTTTTGCACTGGTTTACGGTCTCGATCTCGACGAGCTGGCGAACGCCGCACTACCAAACATTCCCCGCGATGTTATCCACGAGGCGAAAAGCTGGTACGACGAATCGGTTAAACGCAAGTCAACCTACGGGCTTTCTGAACGGGTATTTATCGCCTGCGACTCACTTAAACGTCTCTGGCGCCGGGCGCATCCCGCGACCTGTGATTTCTGGTACGAACTGGAGCGCACCGTCCGCACTACAATCGCCACACCGCAAAAAACATTGTATTGCGGTTATCTTAAAATCCGCCGCGATGGCGCGTGGCTGCGCATACAGCTACCATCCGGACGCGCTGTATGCTACCCGTCTCCGGTTATCGAACAAGGGAATATCACCTACATGGGTGTTAACTCTTATTCGCGTAAATGGCAACGACTCAAAACCTACGGCGGAAAGCTGGTGGAGAACGTCACCCAGGCGGCCGCCCGCGACGTTCTGGCCGGAAACATGCCGCTTATCGAAGATGCCGGTTACAGCATTGTGCTGACGGTACACGACGAGGTGATCACCGAATCACCTGACACAGAAGATTTCAACGATAAAGAGCTTTCCGCGCTTCTCTCCAATAACCCCGAATGGGCGCCCGATATCCCACTGAACGCTGGCGGTTTTGAGGCGTACCACTACCGTAAGGATTAATCGCTATGACTGTAATCAAAACGCATACCGGAACGGTTATTACCCGCACCGGTGAAAAGCAGGTGCAATTGCATCAAAACGCGACAACGTGGGTGGCTGGCCCAAAAGAGTATTACTACAAAGACACTGGCCGCCGCGGTGGTGCTGTCGGTGTCCGCACTCGTCTGGTGCTGAGCAGCATCCGCCCAATCGAAGCAAAGCAGGAGTAACCCCTATGTCATTTAAATATCGGGACAGTCCGCTTTATTACCGGGCTGCGAGGGAGGCCTTGCGCCTTGAGCAGTCCGGCGAATATGACCGGGCAGCGAAGGTCTGGGCCAAGGCTAACCGCCAGTCACGTAACGAACTGAATCAGGACTGGAGCGAACGCCGGTCTGATTTTTGTCTGATGCAGAACATGCGCGAAAAGCGTAAGGAGGTGGACGATGTCTAATATCGATAATAAGGGTTGGGGGTTCCCCGCTCTGTCAAAAAAAGCACATTTCTTTAATTCGGGGGAAGCCATATCACTATGCGGAAAATGGATGTTCATAGGTATCAGGATTAATGAATGGCATGACCATCCTGAGAACTGCGCTATCTGCATGAAGAAACGCAAAAAGCAGGAAGGCGAAAGCTAATGGCCTATGAACGTGAAAACCTAATCGAAAAGCACCTCGTCGCTGAAGTAAAAAAGGCTGGCGGGGTTGCCTTTAAGTTCGTATCCCCCGGTCGCCGCTCGGTACCAGATCGCATTGTTCTGCTACCCGGCGGTCGTATCATTTTCGTTGAATGTAAATCTCCCGGCAAGCCACCACGGCCTGACCAGTTGCGCGAACATGAACGTCTGCGAAAGCTGGGCTTTACCGTGGTGGTGCTGGATAGCAAAAATCTGGAGGGGATATTGTGAGTAAACGTGATGACCCACAATTGCGGGTACGCATCCCGCAAGACTTGAAAGACACACTGGAAAAAATTTCCAGAGAAAACGACAGAACACTAACCGCCGAAATCACCCGGCGGTTACGTAAAAGTTTAGAGGATGAATCCACTATTCATTCTCAGGATTTAGCAACTTCTTAAGTTTTTCCATCACTTCAATAAGCTCGTATTTGTTTTCATAAACCCATTCGACCTGATACTCTCGATGGTACGTTGTCTTAAGTTTCTCGAGAAGATCCCTGAGTATGAGAATCTCATCAGCAGCTTCCTCAAACCCCCTAGATGTATGAAGTAATTTGTCCTGAAGAATAGTAGATTCCAACCGGCTAACGATCTCAGAGGTCAGTGTTCTCTTATTAGCCCGTGCTTTCTTCTCCAAAGCCTCTTTTAGCAATTCTGGTATGCGTACCCTCAACTGCGGGTCGTCTCTTTTGCTCATATATGATCCCTTGAAAGTGTGAGAACAACATGCCTCACAAACATGTTGACTTCAAGCCTCATTGTGAGTACTAATAAAGTCCTCACAATGAGTACAAAACAAGGTTAACGCTATGGCTATTCAGATCACGCAGTTACATCAGGCAGATATTTTCGGGTATATCGCGGACATGCTGGAAACAGCAAGACTTCTCAGTTCGCTGGAAAAAGGAGAGCAGTTAGCTTTTGAATTGATTTATTTTGCACAGCAGGCCGCAAGGGAGGCTGCAAACAAGCCGTGGGATGAATAAACAAAACGCGCTGATAGTTGCAGCTACCAGCGCATCTTTTACTGAATGGAGAACACTTCAATGTCCGAAAGAACTTTAACACTAGCAGGCACTGGTAAGCAACCGATGATGGGCAGCCGGAAAATTGCAGAAGTCACTGGCAAACAGCATAAGCATGTTGTACGGGATATTCTGGCTATGCTTGAACAGTTACAAATCTATAGTCCAGATTTGGATGATGATGATTTTAAAGGATTTATTATCAAGCGCAAAGAATACAAGGGACGTGATGTCATCGACGAGATTTGGCTTGATGAAAATCTTTCCATGACTCTCGTCACCGGTTACGACGCAAAACGCCGGCTGGCACTCATCGAACAGTGGCAGGCGATGAAGATTGAATTAGAGCAACCTCGTCCGGCATCATTACCGGTGCCAGCTCCTGCAATTCAGGTAAACGACAACATCGTTCAGTTTGCCCGTGTCGTTGCAGAAGCTACGGCATCCGCCACGATGAAAGCAATTGTCGAAGTGATGGCTCCCCGGCAAGTTCAAAACGTAACGCTTTCAACTCCGGGACATGAAACCAACTGGGTAGAAGACTTAAAACAACAAGTCAGAGAGTCACAACCACACAGTAACGGTGAATATGTCCCCGTCAGCAAAGCAGCATGGAAAACAGGTTTATCTGATTCAACATGCCGGAAATTGATCGGCTTCGCCAGGATACCGATACGTTCAGACACCGGTGTTCGGGGATTGCTCGTTAAGCTCCCAGCGATCGAACAAGCAGCTCAAAAGCTGTTAAACGAATCGACACCGCCGAAAGGTAACCGCAAGCGCTGGACACATCCGCAGTTTGGCAACTTCACCTACTACGCCGATCTAATCTGACATTATTGCGCGGGGTTACCCCGCGCCCTACTGGCTAAAATACTATGGGACAAATTTTCACCCCCCGCCCCTACCAGGATCTCATTATCAACCACGAAACCGAAACACTGCGCGGCAACATCTGGGCAGGTATGGGAATGGGTAAAACCGTGGCAACGCTCACTGCGCTGGAAGATCTCTTTATGGCAGGGGCAGAAACACGCCCCGCACTGGTCCTCGCGCCGCTACGCGTTGCAGCAAGCACATGGCCGGATGAAGCGCTGAAATGGGGGCATCTGCGTAATATTGAGGTACAGCCGATTATCGGTAACGCCAAAGCGCGCTCTACGGCGCTGGCGAACAGCAACGCGAGCGTGTTCACCATCAACTACGATAACCTTGTCTGGCTGGTTGAGGAATTGGGAGAACGATGGCCGTTCGGTATTGTCATTCCAGATGAAAGCACCCGGCTAAAATCCTTCCGGCTGCGAGGTGGTGGTAAGCGCGCGGCGGCGCTGGGCAAAGTGGCGCATAAGTATGTCCGGCGCTGGATAAATCTCACCGGTACGCCAGCACCGAACGGCCTGGTAGATTTGTGGGGACAATCGTGGTTTGTGGACCAGGGGCAACGTCTCGGGCGCACTTACGGCGCGTTTACCTCACGCTGGTTCAACTCGATACAGTTTCCGGGACAGAGCTGGACTAAACTGGAGCCTTTTGCTCACTCACAGGGTGAAATACAGCGAGCATTAGCCGATGTGACCCTCTCGCTGGATGCGGCCGACTGGTTCGATATCAAAGACCCCATCCATAACGTAATCCGCGTGGATATGCCGCCGAAGGCCCGTCAGCAGTATCGTGAAATGGAAAAGGAAATGTTCCTCGAGCTGAATGGCGAAGGCATCGAAGCACCGAACGCCGCGGCAAAGACACTGAAGTGTCTGCAAATCGCCAGTGGCGCAGTATACACAGACGACACCGGAAGTTGGTCAGAACTGCATGACACCAAACTACAGGCGCTGGACAGCATACTGACCGAAGCAGCTGGCGCACCTGTGCTGGTTGCTTATCACTGGAAACACGATCTTGAACGCTTGCTTAAAGCATTCCCTCGCGGTCGTCACCTCGACCAGGATCCACAGACACTGCGCGACTGGAATTCCGGAAAGATTCCTGTTCTCTTTGCACACCCAGCCAGCGCGGGCCACGGCCTGAACATGCAGGACGGCGGAAACATACTGGTGTTTTTCTCGCACTGGTGGGATCTGGAGCAGTACCAACAAATTATCGAACGCATCGGGCCAACCCGGCAGATTCAGGCCGGACACAACCGCCCGGTGTTCATTCACCACATTATCGCCGCCGACACTATGGACGAAATGGTGATGGAGCGGCGCAACTCAAAACGAACAGTGCAGGACATCCTGCTCGATGCCATGAAAAAGAGAGGTATAGCATGAGCGAGAAACCCGACGATTTACTCACCCCGGATGAAGTATGCCAAAAGTTAGGTATTACACAGAAAACGCTATGTGAGTGGAATATTAAGCATCGTCATCGGGCTATCCTGGCACCAATTCGTTTCAGTGCAAAAGTAGTTCGTTATGAGCGCCGCAATGTCGACGCTTTTATTCAAAAGTGTCGCAGCCGGTATTAACCTCGCCGCCGTAGCAATGCCACCTGCGCAAGTATGCTCCGCTCGTGAGCCTCGAAAGCTTCGCGCTTCAACGCAATCTCTTCCTGTAAAATCTCATCAGAAAAGTCGTAATGTTCTGCCATCGGGTCATCTGACTTGCTGGAGTGGTGAAGGCAAAGGAGGCTGATTTCCCTTCGGTCTGAGCGGGAATAGCCTCTTTCCTTCATCAAGGCAATAACATTGCTCTTAAGGAATTTACGGCACATCGTATTAAATGCACCGTCTTTCCCTTTAACAGTCCCATCATGTTTTATTCCTTTTACAGCCCCGTCCGGGCTGTATGTTTTCACCAGCTTATCCAGTGATCGTTTTGAAAATGGCTGCATTGGATCACGTGGCTGCAAAAATACATAATCACTGTTGCACTCAGGAACTGAATCACGCCAGGCTTTCTGCTCGTCGATAATCCGCCGGATCTCAGGCGTTATCGGCAGGCGGAAAGCCTTTTGTGTTTTCATAGCCCCTCGCATGCCGATAACCCCTTCCGGATAAACAATTTCACCAGCCTCCTCGTGAACGTAGTCCCAGCGCAGGTTATGGACATTAATCGGACGAACACCAGTGATGATCATGAAGCGAACAGCATTCTTCTGGTGTACAGAGGTGCAGGCAGCAACATTGAGCCAGAGTCGGGCGATTGATTCAATATCGGTAAAAAGCCGTGTGGGGGTAGGTTTCTGTACGCGGGAGGAAACATAATCATCTGGCAGACTGGCGGCAACATTGCGGCCGTTGCAAAGAGTAGGTGCGCAGAACTTCCAGAACCGACGGAGCTCGGCAAACAACTCCAGGGCGTTATTGTTCGAGCGAGTGGCGATCCACTCGTCCAGCACTTCCACCAGCCGACTGTATGTTACGTCGCTGAACACCTCGCGCTCGCCGAACGTTGATTTAATCCGGTCGATACGCACCCCGTAGGTTGTGAAACTGTCCGGGCTCAGCTTCTGACGGGCTACTTTGGCTTTGAGGTCATCCCGGTACATTTCCAGCGCTGCATGTACGGACTCTGCCCGCAGTCCACCGTCAGCCATACCTAGTGCTTTTTCGCGCGCCAGCTGGATAGCGAGCTCCGGCCACTCGCCGAGCTTTTTACCTTTGAGGCCCATCTTTTTTGGAAACTCGGCGTAAAATGTAACCTTACCGGCTTTGCTGAAATCGATACGGAGATAGTTCTCTTTTTCGTATTTGGAACGGCGAGCCACGCCGGAAGCAGCGAGGATGATTTTGGCGGCAGCAACACAGATTTTCATGTGTGCGCTGGTATAGGGGGGTTTACAGGCGTCCCATTTTTCAGAAGCGGCTAAAACATCGTCATTATTGGGGCTATCCGGATTATGTGTTACAGTGCGCGGCATTCTCAATCCTTATCTGCGTAGGCGCAGAAAACAAGCTCACACATACAAGTCTTTTCTACGGGACAAAATGCAATGTGTTGCGGTTTTGTGTTGCTGGACTGAGTTTATCAAGGTTAAATACACTGGATCAACATACAGTAAGTTAATGATAGTAAAGCATACAAACTCGATACAACTTACTGATTTTAAAATGATTTAACGGTAATTCATTGAAATGTCTTTACTAATTACTAAACGCTGTATTAATTGTGATATGTGTGAACCCGAATGCCCGAATGAGGCGATTTCAATGGGAGATCATATCTACGAGATTAACAGCGATAAGTGTACCGAATGCGTAGGGCACTACGAGACACCAACCTGCCAGAAGGTGTGCCCGATCCCCAATACTATTGTGAAAGATCCGGCGCATGTCGAGACAGAAGAACAGTTGTGGGATAAATTTGTGCTGATGCACCACGCGGATAAAATTTAA